AGTATATGTAACATCGATCTTTGATAAACAATTTGCGACGGCAGTATGGTTAAAGAAATTAATCTTTCGCGAAACACCCATAATATTGTCGTCGCCATATGTCATGAGATTCACGTTACTTTTAAAAGTACTACACTCCTTTTTAGGATTTAGTTCGTGGTAACAATATCTCATGTACAATGAATTACAAATGCCATTTATGATAACAGTCAAAGGGTGACCTGAGGGATTACTCCCTACAAATTCAACAAGGTCACCAAAAAAGTCAGTTAATGGAAAAGAAGTATCAGTAGCAATACCTCTTATCATTTGTAACTCCTCAGGAGAATATCCAGCTTTCTCACAAATGCGATAAATCACATCGTAAGCTGTCAACATCAATTGTGCTGGCATGCGTTTATCAAACGCCTTATAATCTCCCGCAACAATTCGATCAGAACCATGTTCAGTCAAATATTCATGCATATTGTGCCACTCTTTCGATTGAGCTATTGTTCCAGGCGCAGATTCAAAAACATATCTATTCCTTTGAACAACTCTAATAAATGACAACAAATATTTACGAACAACTATGGTCCAATCATAAGGTGCACCACAAAAGATTCGAACCTTTCCAATCTCAGCTTTAGCAAAAGAAATTGGTTCATCTTTATAATGAGCTGTGAAAACAGGATGATATCGTTCATTATTCCTGTATCTTTCTTCAATAAATCTAACACGTTCCATTACCTCTTGATTAGGCATTACAGGATCCAAAATTTGACCCCGCGGAGGAACGGCATGATTTAGAAAAGATTTTTTCTTTGCCCATGGTGCACCAGCACTAGTACCACGATTTATAGCATCAACATAAGAAACACCTGCTGCACCATTTATCGTGGTAAAATCATCATATACCTCAATTTTATTCCACTCTTCTGTGGGTAAATGTTCAATAATATCATTGAGGTATTCATCTGCACACTTTGAAAGTATATCTTGCTTCATCTCTGAAACCGGATTTGTTAAATCCAAGGCTCCTATTCTTTTTCCCATCCACCAATTTAAAGGTGGTCGGGTATATTTGATTTTATATCCAACTAAAGCAAGATAGTCACTCATAATAGTGTTCTCGACCATACTTTTTGGTTGTTGTCGAAAACCTGTAAAAGATCCATAAACTGAAGCATCACCTTCCTCAATGTAACGAAACACAGATTTATGATGCAATTTTGTAATAGATCGAGCAACTGATGGTGCAGATAAGATGGGTTGTGAAGCCTGTAGCGTGAATGAATTAAAATGTGAAATATGTTCTTCTATCCATTCAAAACTAACTTCAGTAGCATAAACCTCGTTCGTTCTTGCAGCAGAATGTACCCCTACAATAACGGGGCCTTTAGCTGTATCAAGAATCAAAGGCATACCACAATCTCCATCTATTGTTTGTATTTGTGGTGTACCACTCCATGTACGAGCAGCTATCAAAAACTCAGGGACAAATCCCCAATTTCTTCCAGCTGCAGTTACAGCATTCTGAATAATTGAACCATCTTCCTGTCTCTTCAAATAAAGACCATTGGCTCGTACATTCATAGATGCTTTAACAAAATATGGAGTGATATCAGTTCGAGGAGACATTTTTGTCAGGTGTAAAAGACACAAATCATTAGACTTATCACGATAAATCTGTGATTTTTCTAAAGTAAATTGACGATTTGTATTAACACCACTCTGCGAATTTGCAGAAATGACTCGAACATAATCAAAATCCTCTGGCACACAATGATTACACGCCAAATATATCTGTCCTTTAAGACAAACTGTGCGTGAAAAGAAAGATTTACTTCCTTTAATAAAATCAATAAACATAACATTATTTGACATTTTAGATATAAGTGTATTCACTTGTCCTTTAAGACACGACACTTTCACATCAACATCAAATTGAGCTATATTGTTATCAACATTGTACCAGGGGTTTTTCCTTTCAGAATCTGGAACGGGAACTACCCCACCCTGTCGTGGGCGGAACAAATATCGTAAAACTTTATAACATATGCCTCCACTAGCTAGTAAGGCACCTAACTTAACCAAATAAGTTGGTGGTTCATAAGATTTACGTATTTTCTCTCCCATTTGATACCAAACTTCCTTATCAGAAAGTCGATAACAAAAGTAGTTCCGAATCCTGTAATACGATGATATGAAACCAGAGAATCGCCTATGGAAATAATACATCATTTTAAGTTTGGCAAAACGAGCAAAAAATTCAAATGTAACAATTCCCAGAAGCAAAAACAAAATCAAAGTAAAAAGACTGTAATTCAAATCATTACCTGATTGAGCAGTAATTTCTTCACACTCGCACAAATAATCAGGTAAAGAACAAGATGAACACAATTTAGCACTACGC